TTTTGGGTATTTTTTATTAATTTCTTCCCTTATTATTCTTCTTATAGATTCTTTTAAGTTCATATTGATAATATATTTTTAAAATAATTAATTAATGGTTTTTCGAATTTGTATAGTGTTTCATGATATTCGTCATTACTTCTATTCAAAAATGTACCATTACCAAATTCACTTTTATTCATCAAAAACTCTCTAATTTCATCTTCAATGACATCTTGCATACCTAGTTTAATTCTTTTAATTAAATCTTCATTAAGATTTCGCCAAAAATTATTATTAACAATATATTCCGAAATAGCGTATATTTGAGTGTGATATCCACGATTCATATCTAGTAATGAATGTATTTTATAATCAAAATTAGAAAAGTTTCTATCAACCCATATACTAATAAGGTCTATACCACCATGCATACCAAGTTTGTTTAAATAACTATGTATTATATATATTGCTCTAATTTCAGCCAAATTTATTGTATTCATTATTAATTTATTAATATCTTCTATTTTAAACCTTCTTTTTATATGGTTTGGGATTTTATTTTCTTCATTTAATATTTTTAATATTGATTCTTGTATTATTTCTTCTTGGTCATCATTGGTGTGTAGTTTATATTTATGTTTTAAACCTAAAGATTTGTAAAGTTCTTTTCTCCTTATAGCAACATCCCAAGCTCTTCTATGTGCTTCATTTTCACTATTTCTCCAATCGTCATAATAAACATAATTTGAAGCAATGTCTCTTAATTCATCATCAGTATATTTTTTTCTGATACGTTCTAAACCTAGAGAATCCATAAGACCTCTATCGTAAGCAACACGAAGTGCATTTCTATGGGATTGATTTTCACTATTTCTCCAATCATTAATACTTTTATAATTTTTAGCAATATCTATTATTCTATTATTAGATATTTGATAACCCCCACCTAAAGATCCGGCTGGTGCTACATTTAAAATTTCAATTCCTTTTTTACTATATTCATCTATCCAATACTGTTCTCGTTTTTTTGCTTCATCACCTTCGTAGGTTTTATTGGATTCTAAGTTAATAAATTCATATCTTAATTCTGGATTATTATTAATAAATCTACTAACAGCACTTGTTCTTTTTTTATCTTCTATTTTACACCACTCTATTTCGTGATCTTTTCTTCTTTTTTCAAGTTTACAACTTAAACCAACATATACAGCAACTAAAGTTTTTCCGGAATAAAATTCATATGCATACATATTTTTCTTAGAAGGTTTAAAAAAATTTTTTGTTATTTCACTCCAAAAGTCTTTTATGTAACTTTTATTTATTAGTCTTGCTTTTTGCCAAGTTTCTAAATCTTTTTTATGCCATTCACCTTGACTTTCAAAATTTTTAGAAATTTCTTTTAGTTTTAAAATAATCTCATTTAATTGATGAATTGTTGGTCCGTTTCTTCTTAACTTTATTTTATTTATCTCTTCTAGAAACCCTGGTTTATAATTTTTATCTATATTTTTTATAAGATTATAAAATTTTATAAACCCATCTAAACTTTCAAAAATTGGATTATAACCACTTTTTATATTATCTCTTTTTAATTTATTTTTTATTTTTAAAATAAGTTCGAACACTTGATTAGGTGTTAGTTTTTTATTTTCCTCTCTCAATATTCTTCTTATTGTGGATTTCATATAATATAAATATTACATATAACAAAAAACCCCCTATCTAAATTAGGGGGTTTTCTGCTTTCATCTTAGTTCAAACCATATACCATAATTCATCTTCTAAATCTTTATGAACTAGTTTTGGATCCTGGTTTATTAGATTAACAATTGATTTTAATTTTTCTTCTATTAAATAGTATTCACTATCATTTGTAATGTGTGAAAAATTTACATCGTAAATAATACTATCGTTAAAAAACAAGCCTTTACCTGAAACAATGTCAACATATTCACTAGACACTATTTCAACTACTAATTGTTTTGCTTTATTTTCATCTTTGAATTTCATATAACAAATATATAAAAAATATTTTAAACTACAAAAAAATTTATTATATTTTTTTTATCTACTTGACCTTTTGGTAATATTGTTATGATATTAACGTATATTTCATTGTTATCAAAACTATTTAAATTTATTGATAATATCATTGTTACACCACTTTCTTCTAGAGTAATTGCGTATTTACCATTTTCACTTATATTTACCCCCAATTGATCTGGTAGAATATAATTAATTGCATATTTGAATGCTTCAGTAAATTCTGATATACTTTTAAAGTTTGTTCTATCTTGAATTCTTTTTTTTAAATTATGTTTTAAATTGTCGTACCACTCAAAATATACTTTTATTTTTTTGTTATTATTATATCTTTTTTGTAATGTTAATTGTGTTGGTAATTCCCTATCTACTTTAAATTCTTTTGATATTTCTTTTTCTATGTGTTTATGTAAATCACTATTATCTCCTTTGATTCTTAAAAGATCGGATAATCTAGCTTCTTCTATTTCTTCCATCAATATTCTTTTTATTGATTTTCTTAAATTTTCTTTATTTATTTTCATTTCTTTAATAAATATATTCGTCTATCTCATCTAAAACATCTTTAGTAAAATCAATAATAATTTTTGGGTATTCATTTAAATACCATTCTAGTGCCTGGTCAAGAGTTCTTAATTTAATATCAACCTCAAGCCAAAGATTACTAAATTTACTAGTTATTTCATATTCACTAAAATCTCTAGATCCATATTCACCTTCAATATAATAGTTATATTCTAATGAAATTACTGTTGTTCTATTTTGATTACGTTTAGAACCAAACCCACAATAAAATGGTTGTCCATATCCTGATAAATATTTTTTTGTAACACCATCAAAATAAACTTCTGTATCCATATAGAAATCATTACCATCACTAGCATTGGAATCCGGTGTACTTACAATTTTAAAATTCTCATATCTAATTTCTTTAGGTATATCTTTTGTTTCACTTAAATAATAAAAAAATATTTCAGATAATTCTCTACAAGTAAAATATTCTTCGTTTTGTGGACTTAGGGTTATATTAGCTAGTTTAAATGGTAGTTTGTATCTACTTAATGTTTCGTATAAACCACTATTTTGAATTGATTTGTGAATCATTCTTTTTAGATTGTCTAAACCTGATTCATTAATAATATATTTCATATAAAATAAATACCATAAAGACCAAAAAGATGTGGTTATTATTTACTTTGACTTATTGTAACAATTTCATATTTACACCAACTATCCGAGTTAGAATTTAATATTGTACATAGTTTAGAAACTTCGTCCCATTCTTTAAATTCCAAAATAGTACCTAGACCATCTGTTAACAATACAGATATATTTTTTTCGATAATTGTTTTTTTTATTTGGTATGATATTCCTTTCATTGTTTAATTAATCTTTAGTTTATAAATCCCAGATTGATTTATTTTTTCTTTGTGGTTTCCTTATCATCCACCACATTAGTATCCGTTGTATCAGTCTTTTCATCCTTTTGATTCAATGTTATGTATATAAGTTCAATTAGGGACTTTTCTATTTCATATGGTTCCGAGTATTTAAATATACCATAACAACATGCAATACAAATAGCTAAGGTTAATATTGACATAGTTTCAAATGGTATTTTTCCTAATACTATTAATATTATGGTGGTGACTGCGATTGCAACAAAGATTAAAAATACTAACTCATGTTTTCTAATTTCTTGTTTTATTTCTTTGAGCCGTTGCATTGCCTGTTCCTGATCTAGTTTTTTAAAGTCTTCGTTCATCTTTGTTTTATTTTTAAACCATTTCTTCTAAAATACCGATAACTTCACTCGATACTAATAATACTGTTGCATATACCAAATTAAAAGGTATAAAACAATATCCAACTATTCGTACACCACTTTTAATAAAAGAAACTATTTGGTGCCACTTTTGATTAGGCATCTTATCTAGATCTTTATTATCTGTCATTGGATTATTTTTGATGTATTCTTTAATGTCGTATAAATATTCTTTTTCTTTACTCATCTTTGTTTTGGTTACATTAATAATATGTCCGTTTGAGTATTAACCTGTTCTTCCGTCCAATCTGGATTCGCAACATGTAATAGCTCATGCACTACGTCTTCTTCCGTTAGGTCTCTGTCATGATAAATAACAGCTATCTTGGTGTCGTGGTTTGGTTGTATGCCTACAAAGTATCGATCCCAAGCAGGAACTCCTCCTTCATACACAACAGACTTTCGCTCAATAGCTTCCGTAGTAATGGTCCACTCTTCTAATGCTAATATCGTTTTCCACTTCTCAATCATCATCACCCCCTCCAATATCATCTTTTTCATCATATACTACTTCTAGTTCATCTTCTCGTTTAAACGTGCATTCAGCACAACATCCAGAATCGCCATGATTTATAGTCATAGGTGAGAAAAAGCCCATCAATCCCGCCATAGAAAAACTAAATATTTTTATTAATTTTTTCATAATTTTTTTTCTAAATAACTTTCAAATGATTTTCCAACTGTGTCTGCATCTACATCTAAATGTTCACCATTATATATAATTTCACTAATTAATGAATTTTCATAATTATTAAAAAATATATCGTCTATTTTTATTTCAAGTTTTGAAATGTCAAATTCTTCTCCTTCTTTAAGTTCTATGATTCCGGACATAATCCACCCCTTTTCATTTGATGTTGTTGTGATTACGTTTTCTAACCCATCATAAACTATAACTTCTTCACTTGTTACTTTTCCACTATATGGTTCGTCTTCTAAATCCCATATATTATCTATTATAATTTCTTTATCACCATCAATTATCTCTAATGTTGCTTCATTAACAAAGGCTCCATATGTGTGTGTAAGTTCGTCTCTATCATACCAATCACCACTTTCTGGTAGATATTCTATTAAATCAAATGTAAGATTACCTAAACTAACATCTAATTCTTCCATTTTCTTTTCAAGAATCTCAACTTCCTGATCTGTAAATACTCCTTGTACTATTTCTTGACCATAACCAATTACTCTAATTTCTATTTGTTTACTCATTAACTAAAATTAAATTAACTTCTTCATCCATTATTTTATCTTTTACAACATCGTTATGAAAAACAAATTGGTCGTAAAGACATTCATCCATATCTTTAAGCATAAATTCATATTTATTTTCATTTAAATAATTTAAAATTTCAACTTCTGTTTTTCCTTCTAATTCAGAGTATTCTTCTGGGTTAAATTCTATGGTATCATATACCTCATAACTTCTAAAACTTTTTGTTAGTCTAATTTTCATCTTTTAATCAATTAATTGTATTATTTTTTGTTGGTCGAGACCATATAGTATATAAAAAAATAAATAATAATATTGTTATTGGTATTTTAATTATTATATTTTCTTTTATGTGTATTATGATTTCTTTTAATTGGTTTAAAATTGTATTTTTATTCTGAATGTTTGGGTCAATAACCCATATTAATATAAAAATATAAAATATTATACCATTAAATATTATATCTACTAAACTTCTCATTTTTAAAAATATAGTTGTTATTTTTATATTATGTAGTTTTTCCATATATCTTTTATAACTAATTTTACCACCAACTATCGTAGACTGATTTAGTCTTATATAATTTATTTAATTTATACAAATATAAAAAAATATTTTATATATAACAAAAAATTTTACTATTATTTAGATTCTATTACCATACTTACTTAATGATTTTATTGTTTCAATATAAGTTTCTGGTGTTTTTGGTGGTTTGATTTCTACTTTATCAAAAAGCCCAGTAAACGCACCCTCTAGTTTTGTGTGTAATCCATTTTTTGACCATAATAATTTTTCAATAATTTCCCATTCTTCATATGGGGTGTTACCAAATGATTCTTCAAAAATAGGAAATATATATAATATTTTACGTCCAGATTTTGGAGTTTGGGATTTCGGAACATATGCCATCTCAGGCACTTCGGATGCTCTGTCTAATGTAAATGTTTTAAATTCTATAAATGACTCTGGAAATTTTTTATCTTTTATTATTTTCTTAATGTAACTTTCAACTACTTTTTGTATCTTGGTTTCTTTTAAAACTTCGTCTTCTTGGAAATCCTCTTCTTCACCTAATAATCCCATTTTATATTTGTTTTTCCTAGCATCGGAAACACCCCAATATTTTAAATCTTCATTTAATGGTAATAAACCTTTTTTTTCAATTAGTTTATTATATTCTCTTCTTATTAATCCACCAAAAAACTCTTTTAGACCTTCAAAAGCATAGTCATACCATTCTACATCGTCAGGTGTTGTTTCTAATAATCTCCAATGTATACTATCCATTGTCATAGATAGTAGTCTATATTCAAAAGCACTAAAAGATATTATTTCTCCATCTCTATAATCTCTTTCAAACCAATCTTTTAAATATTCTAGTGAATCATTAAACTCATCTAATAACACATCACCTGGAACTCTACGTCTAATATATGGGATTAATTTTATTGACATATTGATAAATATCTATAAACAATAAAACCCCATCAATGTTGGGGTTTATAATTGGTCTGATCATCTTGATTGACAATCTTATTAAAGGCGTATTCGTACCTCTCTTTGAGGGGTTTGTATCTGTGTTTGTCCTGCCACTTCATTTTTTCTAACTGATTAAAGAAACTTGTTTTCAAGTTTTTTTTCTCTAAAGTTTCAAAAATCTCATAAATATAGTCTTCGCTTTGCCCCATAGTTTTTATTTTAATTTTGGTTTACAGTTTAATTTCCAGTATTCTATTAATTCTTCTTGTAAATGTTGGTGAGAATTCTTTTTCCATACAAATAAATACTCATATATTATTAAAGTGTTGTCTCAACATCCCCAACTATTCTATCTTTATTATCTCTAAAAATAACACAATCCTCATATCTTTCATCATCTTCAATTAAATAATTTAACATCCAGTTATATTCCTTTTCAGATATTAAAATACCTTCACCACCAGATTTAAGA